CGGTTTTGATCCCTCCCCAGGCCCTTTCCGACCAAGGGGCGACCACGCACCGTGACAGGATGCCGCGTAGGGGGGTCTAGCACCCCGCACAGGGCACTTTAGCGAACCTGGCCGAGGGCCGACGGAGCGTGACATGCCTCGATGCGACTGCGGCTTCGATGCGAAGAGCAACGCTGGCCTGGCTGCGCACCGTCGGGCGAGACATCCGGTCCCTGCGTCGGGGATCGAGGCTGCGGTCCGTCGTGATCTTGCGGGGGTGTCTGGGTCTGAGGGGTTGCAGGCTGCTGCGATCGCGTTGGGTGCGAAGCTGGATGAGACGACGTCTGCCCGTGACTTTCCTGCGTTGGCTGCCGAGTTGCGGCAGACGCTTTCGGATCTGGGAGTGGCGGTGAAGGAAGAGGCTACGTCTGATGTCGTTGACCAGCTCGCTTCCCGCCGTGACGCTCGGATCGCAGCGACCAAGGATTCTGTCCTCCCCGCCGCGGGTAAGTAGTTCCGGTCAGGAGGCGGTCGAGCTTGCGGCTCATGCGGGTCTGCATCTTGATCCGTGGCAGGCGCTGGTGCTCGAGGAGGGTCTCGGGTTCCGGCCGGGTGGCCAGTGGTCGGCGTTTCAGGTCGCTGTCGAGGTGAGCAGGCAGAACGGGAAAGGGGCCATCCTCACGGCCCGTGAGCTTGCCGGGTTGTTCCAGCTGAAAGAGCGGCTGATCATCCATACGGCGCACGAGTTCCCGACGGCGAAGGAGGCGTTCCACCGGATCGTGGATCTGATCAAGTCGACCCCGGACCTGGAACGCCGGGTCCGCAAGGTGATGTATGGCAACCAGGAACGCGGGATCGAGCTGAAGTCTGGGCAGCGGTTGTTGTTCAGGGCACGGACCCGTGCCGGCACACGGGGGTTCTCGTGTGACTGTCTGATCTTGGACGAGGCGTTCGAGCTTCCGATCGCGGCCCACGGGTCGGTGCTTCCGACCTTGTCGGCGATGTCGAACCCGCAGGTCTGGTATGCGTCGACGGCGGTCAACCAGAAGAGGCATCCGCATGGGGTGGTGCTCTCCCAGCTCCGTTCTCGTGCGTTGGCTGGTGGCGACCCGTCGCTCTGCTACTGCGGCTGGTCGGTCGACGAGGACGAGTACTACGCGAACCCGTTGGAGGTTGCGAAGGACCCGGAGTTCTGGGCGATCGCGAACCCGGCGCTCGGCATCCGGGTGACCGAAGAGTTTCTCGGCAACGAGCAGCGTGCGTTGGACGCCGAAGGGTTCGCTGCCGAGCGGCTCGGGGTGGGTGATTGGCCGGACCCGGACGAGGACGCTTCCCAGGTGATCGGCCGGGAGACGTGGGACGGGCTGGCCGACGTGGATTCGGAGATGTCCGGCAAGGTTGCGTTCGCGGTGGACGTCAACCCGGAACGTTCCTACGCCGCGATCGGTGTTGCAGGGAGACGCAAGGATGACCGTAAGCATCTTGAGGTCATCGAGCATAAGGCCGGTACCCGCTGGGTTGTCGCCCGCGTGTTGGAGCTGATCGAACGGTGGGACCCGTGCGCGATCGTGATCGACGGGAACGGCCCGGCCGCGTCGCTGATCCCCGCACTGCTTGAGGCGGGGTTGGAGTTGAAGACGGACGGCGGGTTGCTGGTCAAGGCCACGACGTCGGAGATGGCGCAGGCGTGTGGCGCCCTGTTCGATGACGCCCTGGCTGACGACCTGCGGCATCTGGGCCAGTCGATGCTTGACAACGCGCTGCGGGCAGCACGTAAGCGTGACCGTGGCGACACGTTCACATGGTCACGCCAGTCTGGCGGGGACATCTCCCCGCTGGTTGCGGTGACGTTGGCGCTTCACGGACATGCCGTCCACGGCTACGAGCAAGATCTAGCTCCCGTTCTCAACGTCTGGTAAGGAGGTCCGAGTGAAGGGCTTGCTCTCGAACGTCCTTGCCGTGGCCGGGTTCGCCCTGCTGACGGCCGGTGCGGCGCTTGTCGCGCCCGCTGCCGGCTTCCTGGTGGCCGGCGCCTGCTGTGTGCTGGTGTCACGTCTGGTGGCCGCATGAAGTCACTGTGGGTACCCGAGCAGCGCAGCATCAGCTATCAGGACGTGTGGGGCCGTGGCGGGGATTGGCAAGGTGGTAGCCGGTCGCACGCGAAGGTGAACGTCACCCCGTCGTCGGCGCTAGGGCTTGATGCCGTGTGGGCGTGCGTCAACATGCATGCCGGGATGGCTTCCACCCTCCCGCTGGATGCGATGCGGGGCGACCCTGCCGAGCAGGTGACGCCCACACCGACCCTTATCACCCGTCCGTCGCTTACGGTCGAACAGGGCGAGTGGCTGTTCCAGTACTACGTGAGTTTGCTGCTGTTCGGCAACGCCTACGGGGTGGTCCTGTCCCGCGACCGGTTGGGTTTCCCGACCACCGTTGAGTGGCAGAACCCCAACGACGTCGAGGTCACACAGAACCGCCACCGCGCCAGCTACACGGTCGCCGGCGAGACGGTCGCTGCCGAGGACGTCTGGCACGATCGCTGGTTCGTGATGCCCGGTTCGCTGGTCGGACTGGCCCCGTTGACGGTGCATCGTGAAACGGTCGGGCTCGGCCTGGCTGCACAACAGTTCGGCGCGCAGTGGTTCGGGGACGGCGCCCACCCGTCTGCGGTGCTGTCCACCGACCAGGCGGTGAACCAGGAGGCCGCCGCGACGATCAAAGACCGGTTCATGTCCGCCGTCCGTGGCCGCCGTGAACCGGCCGTGCTCGGTGGCGGCATGAAGTACCAGCAGATCCAGGTCAACGCCGACGAGTCCCAGTTCCTCGAAACGCAGCAGCACGCGGCGGTTGCGGTGGCCCGTGTGTTCGGTATCCAGCCGGAGATGATCGCCGCTGCCGTGTCGGGTTCGTCGGTGACGTACGCCAACGTCGAGCAGCAGGCCATCCAGTATCTGACGTTCGGTCTTGACCGCTGGCTGGTGAAGGGCGAGAACGCCATCACCCGGCACATGCCGGACGGCGACTTCGCCAAGTTCAACCGTGGCGCACTGCTCCGCACCGACCTGTTGACCCGCTACCAGGCCCACGCGATCGCGCTCGACAAGCACTTCAAGACCATCGACGAGGTGCGCGGGCTCGAAGACGATCCCCCGCTCGATAACGGCGAGACGTTCCCGCCGCCAGGTTCCGCACGAGAGGACATGACATGATCGAGCGCCGCTATGCGCCGACTGAGTTCGAGGTGCGCCAGAGCGAGACGGGCGGTGCCGTCATCGAGGGTCACGCGGCGGTGTTCAACCGTCTGTCCCGCAACCTTGGCGGGTTCGTGGAACAGATCGACCCGTCCGCGTTCGACAAGACGCTTGGGGACAACCCTGACGTGCGGGCGCTCATCAACCATGACCCTTCGCTCCTGCTTGGCCGGACCCGGTCGGGGACCCTGCGGCTGTCGAAGGACAACATCGGCCTCCACTACGAGGTGGATGTGCCGGACCGTTCGGACGCCCGCGACCTGATGGTGTCGATGGAACGTGGCGACATCAACCAGTCGTCGTTCGCGTTCTTCATGGTCGACGACGAGTGGGGCCAGACCGAGCAGGAGTTCCCGCTTCGCACCGTGACCGCCGTCACGATCCATAACGGCGATGTGTCTCCGGTCACCTATCCGGCCTATGACGACGCAGATTCTGGCGTCGCAGACCGGGCTTTCCAGTCTCTTGCCGAGGTCCGTTCGTTGGATCTTGAGCAGGTGCGTCAGGCTGCCGCAGATGGCTCCCTGTCGCGGATCATCGCAGGCGATCAAGAAGTGGAGGAGTCCGAGCAGCGCGCCACGCACTCGGCCTTCCACGTCGCCCGCGCCCGCCTCCTTCTTCGGAGGTAACCGCCGCAGCGTGCAACGCACGGCATCCCTTACGTACCTACAACCCCAAGGAGGGGTTCAATGAGCGTGCTACAAACCCTTATCGACAAGCGTGCCACCGTCTGGGAACAGGCGAAGGCACACCTCGACACGGTCGAGGCTGAAGGCCGCGAGTTCACCGGCGAAGCCGACGAGACGTGGTCGAAGCTGAGCACCGAGCTGTCCGAGTACGACGCCCGCATCGCGGACCTGTCTTCGCTCGAACAGCGCAACCGTGAGGCTGACGAGGCCCGCGAGAAGTTCGGTGCTGGTACCACCGAGCCCGAGAAGGCTGTCCCGACCGACAAGGACATCCTCCGGTCGATGGCGAACGGTGAGCGCCGTTCCGCCGAGTTCCGTGACCTGACCGTGGGTAGCGCGACTGGCGGTGGCAACACCGTTCCGACCGCGTTCTACGGGCAGCTCATCGAGCACCTGATCGACTCGTCCGCGATCCGGCAGACCAACGTCACCGTGCTTACCACTGACGGTGGCGAGGACTTGCAGGTTCCGAAGACGACCACGCACCCGACCGCTGCAATCATCGCAGAGGCGGCCACGGTCACCGAGTCGGACGCAGCGTTCGGCCAGGTCACCCTGGGTTCGTACAAGTACGGATTCAGCACTCAGATCAGCTCCGAGCTTGAGCAGGACACCGGCGTGGATCTTGCCGGCTACCTGGCTCGCGCTGGTGGCGAAGCACTCGGGAACGGTTCTGGCGCGCACTTCGTGACCGGTACCGGTTCTGCACAGCCGAACGGGATCGTGACCGCTTCTACTCAGGGTGTCGTGGGTGCCGCAGCCGCTGCTGGTGTGTTCACTGCCGACAACCTCATCGACCTGTATTTCTCGGTCATCGCGTCGTACCGGCGCAACGGTACGTGGCTGTTGTCGGACGCTGCGATGGCGGCTACTCGCAAGCTCAAGGACTCCACCAACCAGTACCTGTA